AGGAAATGGGGAATGGTTCGTTGTTGTAGAAAGAAAAGGACTAAATAATTTAACGAAGGAACGTCAATTAATTAAATCAACAAGAGAAACCTACGATGGAAAAGGTGCTAATAAACTAAAGCCTATCCTATATGCAGGAATAATCTTGGAAGGTGGTATCGTTTCTTACGAGTCCGATATAAAGACTGGTGGAAATGGTGCAAGGTATTTAGGTATTGGGAACACAAACCAATACCGAATAGATGATGTAACTGTGTCCATGAGGGCAGTTCTAGTACAGACTGGAGAAGTTATATTGAATGTAACAGTAAGTAAAACTATACTGAGTGCAGGTGTGAGTAGAGATGTTTTTAGATTTACAGAAGTAGGAGATACTGAATTAGTAGAAATAGAAACAGGATACACACAGACTGAAGCTACAGGCTATGCAGTTAGGTCTGCTGTAGAGGCAGCAGTCTATGAACTAGTAATGGAAGGCTTACAAAAGGAGTTATGGGATTATAATTATATTGAAGTTCCAGACTCTTTAGATGGAGTAAGAGGATAATGAAATATTTATTAACACTATTATTAATACTATCTATGTCCAATCTATGGGCAGGAGACAATGATATTTATCTGACACAATCTGGTGGTGGTGCGTTTAATCTAACTATTGACCAGATTGGAAACACAAATAAGGTAGGTACTTCAGCCGCTAGGTCTACATTTGCAGGTGCTTCAATAACTGCTGATATAAAGCAGCAAGGAAACACAAACACTTTGGCTAATTCCATTGCTCAAGCAGGAAGCTCTAGTTGGACTATGTACCAAATTGGTGACTCCAATACGAGTACACTTACGGCAGGGGGAGGTGGTTCTGTATCAAGTTCTGACTTTGACTATAGTGCTACAGGTAATACTAACGTATTGACTTGGTTGCAAGGTAGTTCAAGTGCAGCAACAGGCGGAAACTTTGATGCCGTTATAACTGGTAACACCAATGATTTAAACATCAGAAGTGAAGTTATAGGAGCAGTTAATAACTGGACTATTGATGGAAACTCAAATGACATTGATGTAACTCAGATAGGTACAGACGATAAGAGCATAACAGCCAGTATAACTGGTGATAGTAATAATATAGACATAGATCAAACAACAAGTGCATCAGGTGTAACGGACACAATCAATATAGTCGCTGCTTCAACAAGCGGAACTATTGATATAGACCAATGCACAAGTGGTTGTTAATAGGACTACTATCTAGTTCCATTTATGGAGAGATAGGAGAAATATCTGAATTGCGTGGGAACGGAGAAGTCCTACGTAGTCAGGGAGGAGATAAATTATTAGCTGAACTAGCATTAGGCATACTTAGTAATGATGATGTCCGAACTGGTAATGGTCGCATGGCTCTTACTTTCGTAGATGACTCCATATTAAAGCTAACCGAACACTCCAAAATTATAGTAGATGAATATATCTACGATCCAAACCCATCAAAAAGTAAACTTGCTTTACGAATGGCTAGTGGTACTGCTAGATTTATCAGTGGTAAATTAGGAAAGATTGATAAGAAAAATATTTCAATCCGAACTCCTTCTGCTAATATCGCAATTCGTGGCACAGATTTCACAACAACAGTAGATGAGATAGGACGCTCCTTAGTAATTCTTTTACCTAACGAAGATGGTACAAGTTCAGGAGAAATAACTGTAGAGACAGCAGCAGGTATTGAAGTTCTTAATCAGCCCTTTCAAGCAACAATGGTGAGCGTTTCAGAAGCTCCACCTACCAAACCAGTTAAGTTGATTAATATGACATTAGGGTTAATCAACAACCTTTTAATTATAAATCCCCCAGAAGAAGTCGAAGACGCAGTAGAAGATCAGAATACTAAAAGCAGTAATGTCTTAGACGTAGACTTCCTAGAAGAAAACTTTGATGAAGATGAACTTGATGAAGATGAACTAGAGATAGATAGACTGTCGATAGATTTATTAAGTGTAGATTTCTTAATAGATTTATTAGCTTTCATAGAAGGTGAAGATGAAGTCTCAAAGATAGGAGATGTAACTATAGAAGGTATCATCGCAGGCTATGACCCAAAAGCACAGGTATATTCTTTTGTAGATGGAGAAATGCTAACCTTCTTTAGAAGTGTAGAAAATACAGTAGACTTACAAATAGAAAAACGAAGCGCATACAACATACAAATTTTATCGGCAGGTAAATTAATAGACATAACAGTAAACGGAGGAGGAGATGGTACGATTATTATTAATCAGTCTGATTAGTTTTCCTTTGTTTGCAGGAAATAATGCGATTACTGTTCAGCAGAAAGGTGATGATTCTGTTATCAACATTAAACAGGTAGGCTATACAAACAATGCCACAGTCTATTGTGGTTTAAGTAATGGAGTTTACCAAACACACACCTGTACTAGGGCAACAATCAATTTAAATACCACTGGTTCTGGAAATACGACTAAAGCCTACTCACAGTGGTCCAATCATTCTGATAATAACTTTACAATTACCCAGACAGGGGACAATAATTATGGTTATCTTGACTTGGACCAAGATGATAACACAGCAGTTATAACTCAGAATGGAGATAGTAATCATGGTGAAATACTTATGGCAGGTGACGACACTTCTTATACGATTAATCAAACGGGTAATAACAAGTACGCTAAAATACTTGCGTTTGGTGATGATGCGACTAGTACTATTACGCAGTCGGGTACAGGACAGCACAATGGATATATTTATAACTATAATCGTGCTGATGGGAATACTAGTAGTATCACTCAGTCAGGGTCAGGAGACCACGATGCTGATATATTCTGGTATTCCGATGCGGACAACGGAACAGCCTCAATAACTCAGTCAGGTTCAGGCGACCATACTGCTAGACTCAATTTCTATAAAGACGATTATAACGTAGATGTTACTCAAAGTGGAGCAATCGATAAATCTTTCACGGCTACTTATAACTGCACATCAAATTGCACAAAGACATTAACAATTACACAGTATGATTAAACATTTAATACCCTTAGTGCTTTTAGTTCTATTGGGTATGCCTTTAGTCTATCAATCTACCCCTACAGAAATTCTCAAACTAAAAACCTTTGATGCTCTGATACCAGAACAAGAGCCTTCAGGTTATTTTACTGTACTAAACATAACAGAAGATGATATAACTAGAGAAGGTGGCTATCCACTGAGTAGACAAAGGCTCGCTGAAATACAGATAGAAATTTTAAATAGTGGAGCGATAGGTGTCGGTTGGGTAGTCGCCTTTCCTCAACCAGATAGATTTGGCGGAGATGCAGAATTCTCTGAAGCCTTATCTTACGCACCAAGTATCTTGGCAATGTTTGAAAATGATAATGGAAATTATCCGCCCACTACTGGAACAGTCATTATGGGTGATGACAAAGGTGGTATAGATGCAAAGGGCGTTATTCAGAATATACACATACTCAGACAAAGCGCCAATCAAGGTATAGCCGTAGCAAGGGTTGAAGTAGATTCTTTAATAAGACGATTGCCCTTATTGCTAAGAACTCCTGATGGTTGGGTTCCTGCTTATGGTACTGAGGTTCTGAAGATATTAACTGGTGCTGATACCTACGTTATAAAGACCAATGAAATAGGTATAGAAGAAATAAGAGTTAAAGGTTTACCGCCTGTTAAAACAGATGTACTTGGTCGTAAGTGGATAAGTTGGGTTGATACACCGCAAACAGACTTAAAGGAAATGAATGTAGAAGGTAAGTTTGTGTTCGTTGGTTTCACGGCAAAAGGGATAATGCCACAACTAAGCGTACCTAATGGTCAACTCTTAGAGCCACATAAGATTCAAGCTGCATTAGCTGAGTCTATTCTTATTGAAAACAGTCCTTACGTTCCTGACTACGCATTAGCAGTAGAAGCAGGTATATTTGCCCTCTCAGTACTCTTTACGTGGCTTCTGCTGCACGTTTTTGGTATAACCCTTGGCATTACTCTATTTATAACTTTGATGCTTACAACGGCTTATTTTAGCTTCTATACAATTCAACAAGGATTGTTAATAGACGTAACATGGACATTAATATCACAGTTCATTACAGGTTCAGTAGCTTTCTACTTAAGGTTTAGAGAACAGTTTAAATTAAGACAGCAGATTAAAAAACAATTTGAACACTACCTAGACCCTGCACAAGTTAAGAGATTACAAAGCAATCCAGAGCTTTTAAAGTTAGGTGGTGAAAAGAGGTACTGTACCTTTTTGTTTACAGATGTCAGAGGTTTCACAGCCATGTCAGAAAACTTAGAGCCTGAAGATGTCGCTCTAATAATGAATAAAGCTTTAACTGTTCAACAGAAAGCCGTTCAGGTTCATGGCGGAATGGTAGACAAATACATTGGGGACGCAATGATGGCTATATTTAATGCTCCTTTAGATTTAGATAACCATGAACAGAAAGCAGTAGACTGTGCATTAAGTATGCAAGAAGGTATGTTATTTCTTAATGATGATTTAGAAAAGGAAGGACTTCCTCCTATAGAAATTGGTATAGGTATCCATAGTGGAAAAGCTGTAGTTGGAAACATGGGAAGTGAATCTAGATTTGATTATACGGCTATAGGAGATGCCGTAAATACAGCAGCAAGAACTGAGTCTGCTTGTAAAGAAGCAGGACATAACCTCTTGATTACTAAAGATACTATTTCTAAATGTTCAAATACTTTTGAAGTACTCAAGCCTATACCTGTGAAAGGTAAATCTGTTCCTTTAAATATCAATACAATACTTTAAAAGGTAGCGTCCAACTGAACTTCTATCTTTTTATGTAGAGGTTCTAAAGCTAGTTTAGCTTCTTGTATTGCTTTAAGTATAACAAGTCTATCATCTTTTTGAAACCTATGTATTTCTTCTTCAGGGAAGCTAGATATTTCTGTAACTAATTTGTTATCAGAATCAATAACTAACTTCCAACTAATAAGGTTAGCTTCCGATGCCTTCATTATTTATCTCCGTAAAGTTTACAACATCTTGTTTCCCACGAAGTCCTGCTTTCATGTAAGAAGTTGCTCGACCTTCAAAAAAGTTTTGATGTTCAACACCCATAACTTCATCAATCCAACCTAAAGGATTCTCTCGTTGGTCGTAGTTTGTTTTTAATCCTAGCTGAAGTAATCTTCTATCAGCTATATATCTGTTGTATGCATACATGTCTTTCTTTGTAAGACCTTGTAAGTCTCCCATTTCGAATACTAAATCAAGAAACTTATCTTCAAGCGTAACCATTTCTCTACAGATTTCATAAAGTTCTTTCTTAAAATTATCTGTCCAGATATCAAGATTCTCTTGTATAAATTCTCTAAACAACTGTGTCATAGCCTCAACGTGTAATGATTCATCGCGTATAGAGTACGTAACTATCTGCCCCATACCTTTCATTTTACCAAAGCGAGGGAAGTTTAGCAAGATAGCAAAACTACTAAAGAGTTGTAAGCCTTCTGTAAATGCCGAGTAAACTGCTAAAGTTTTAGCAATAGTTTTTTTATCTTTTTTACGCGGCTTAAAGGTTGATATATAATCATGTTTAGCTGCCATTTCTTCGTACTCTGAGAAAGCTTTGTATTCTATTTCAGGCATACCTACTGTATCAAGTAGTACACTATATGCATCTTGGTGTATACCCTCCATATTTACAAAAGAACCCATCATCATTCTAGCTTCAGGCTTTCTAAACATAGGCATATACTTATCTATATACCCCGAAGCTACGTCTACATCTGATTGAGTAAACAGTCTAAATATTTGAGTTAATAGGTTTTTTTCTTCAGGTGAAATTTCTTGCCAGTCTTTTACGTCTGTATGTAGGGGCACAGAGTCAGTCACCCAATGCATTTGATTTTGTAATTTAAAGTAATCGTACATCCACGGGTACTCAAAAGGTTTGTAGTAATCTCTATTGCTTAGTAAGCTCATGTGTTCTCCTGTAAATAGTTAATTGCTTTTGTTAATTTTTGTATATCATCTTTAAAATGTCCTAGACCTAGGTTACACATACCACATAAAATACCTCTAATTTTATTAGTTGTGTGACAATGGTCTACATGAATATGTTTTGTATCCAAAATAGTAAAAGAAGTTAAACAAATTTTACATTTATCATTTTGTTCGTCTAACATATTCTTATAGTCTTCAGATGATAATCCATATTTTTTCTCTCTCCAATAAGCAGCTTTCTGTTCTTTATTTTTTTCATTATATTCTTTTCTTTGAGCAGCTATCTGTTCTTTATTTTTTTCATAATATTCTTTTTGTTGAGCAGCTATCTGTTCTTTATTTTTTTCATTATATTCTTTTTGTTGAGCAGCTATCTGTTCTTTATTTTTTTCTCTGTATTCTTTAATAGCTTCTTTATTTTTTTCTCTGTATTCTTTTTGTTGAGCAAGACGTTTTTCTCTATTATCTTCTTGATATGTTTTTACTCTATCACATATAGCTTCTTTATTTTTTATATAATATTCTTTATCATAAGCAGCTTTCTGTTCTTTAGTTTGAGACATTATATTCCTCCACTTGTTTAGCATACTTTTCAAGTAGCCATTTGTTATAAGTTTTAATATATTCTTCTTCAGTTAATTTTACTGCACCAAAGGCTGAGTTCTCGTCACAATGGTCTAGCCACATACGAGTGCAAAAACTTTTAAAATTATTTGACATCTTTATCCCTCACAAGCTATACAATCTACCTCGTCTAATTTAATACGCGGTATCTTAATATTAACATTCTCTGCAGTTCTAGCAGCATCTGACCTAAAGTAATATAAAGACTTTAGTTTGTGCATAGCATACCAATGTACATCGTTGACATACTGCATATAATCGTCATGTATTTCTTGACTGTCTGTAGTCTTAGGTAATGTAAAAAATAAATTAACACTTTGACTTTGGCAAATATACTGTTGTCTCATATGAGCGTGTTCAACTATCCAGATTTGATTTAACTCATCTGCTGTTTTAAATATTTCTTTTTCTTTATCTGTAAAGATATCCATGTCTTGTATAGAACCTTTCTTAGCAGTTATCTCTTTCCAAATTTTTACTTTACTTCCTTTCTTCTTAGAAATAATCTTATCTAAGTATTTATTTTTAACTTGGTACGAACCTGAGAGAGTTTTGTGTGTAAAAATGTTCGCACGATTTGGTTCAATACTAGGGGAAGTGCCACCGCATATAATACTACTACTGGCATTAGGAGCAATAGCCAAAAGGTGAGCGTTACGCATACCTGAACCACTAATATCAGGAGCTTCACCACGATTCTCCGCAAGAACTTTACTCGCAGCCACGGACTTAGTTTTAATATGGTTAAAAGCTTTGTTGTTAAATCCTGTAGCAAAGATTCCCTCAAATGGAATGTTATTTTTTTGAAGATAGGCATGGAAGCCCATTGCCCCCAAACCAAGTGACCTTTCTCTATAAGCAGAGAAGCTAGATTTTGTGAAGCCTTCCTTACCTTCTCGTATATAACTTTTAAACCTTTTAAAATTTGCATTGTAATCTCCTA